GGAACCGTTCTTGGAGACTTGGCCGCGATGGGGTTTGATGCGCGATGGGGAGTGCTGGGAGCAGCAGATGTCGGCGCACCGCATCAACGTGATCGAATTTGGATTAGAGGAGGAAAAAAAGTGTTTTATTGCAAAAAGTGTGGATACGAATTTGAAACAGGAAGAATTACAAAATTTGGATGTCCAAAATGTAAATCAACGCAACCAGAAATTATTGAAATGGCCAACACCACGCAGTTGCTCTGCGATGGCGGCAACGATAACCCCAGAATCAGCGTGGAACGAGAACAGATTTCCGAACTTAGAAACAATGGTTGGAAGAAGAATGTATCCAACACCAACGGCTTCGGCGATGCCCTGCGAGGGAACCGTCAGGATTATGCGGAAAGCATGGCTGGATGGGGAAATGAGCCTAGAGGAAGCGTCAGCAATAGCGGGACGGGATGTGAGAAAAGCGCAGGGCAAAGTTCCAACGTGGACAACTCCAACAGCGCACAATGCCAAAGAAACCAACGCTCCATCAGAGTCGGAACGAAATACACCAACATTAGCAGCGCAAGTTGGTGGAAAGTTGAACCCAGCGTGGGTCGAGTGGCTGATGGGTTGGCCGCTAGGGTGGACAGACTTAAAGCCATTGGAAACGGACAAGTACCACTTGTGGCTGCAACAGCATGGGAAGATCTAGGTGACCAAAGATGAAAAAAAGCATCTCAATCGCGTGGCCGAACTCGGCTGTATGGTGTGTCGAAGGTTGGGCTACGAAGGAACCCCATGCGAAATCCACCATATTCGTGCCGGTCAGGGATGGGGCAGAAGCTCTCACTTTCAAACAATCGGGCTATGTCCTGAACACCATCGCGGAAAGACTGGCGTCCACGGCCTTGGGACAAAGGGATTTGTTCGACACTACGGGTTTACCGAGCAAGAGCTTTTAGAGGAGGTTTTAGAACTGTGCAAGCCATCGTAATTGCCACCGTCAGCGGGAAGTGTCTCGTGACCCTTGCGGCCTCTGTGACCGCTTATGTGCCCCAGGATGTGACCGTATTCCTGTCGGGCTCCAAGATGATCTTTCCCCGCCACCGTACTATCACTTCTGATAATACTTCTACAAACTTTGGGGATGCTTACAATGCTGTAGTGCAACAAGCATTTCAGGAGTTTGACGAGGTGGTGGTCTGTAACGACGATATTGTCTTTACCCCGACGACTTGGCAGTCACTATCCGAGGACGTTTCCAGACTCAAAAGTGAAAATATCCCCCTCGGCTGGGTCGCGTGCCGAAGCGACTACGCGAGAGGATACCAGAACATTCGGATTGGCAAGGGGCCAATGAGTTGGTTTCGCTACGAGACTGAGAACTCCATTATTGAGACCGACGTCATTGCGCCGATTTGTGCCTACATCCAGAAAAGTGACTGGATCGACTTCCCGCCCCTGAATTGGTATTCGGACGATGTGAACTGCCTAGATCTCCAGAAAGCCGGTAAACGGCACTTTATCTCCCGCGCCTATGTTCACCATGTGGGCAGCCAAACCTGTGGCTTTGACGCCAAGAATCTTATAGAATCCGCGAAACCTTGGATTCGGGAGAATCGGCCAGAGCTTTACGACTTATGGTTTCGGAAGAAAGACTAAAAAATTGGGCTTTTTACTGCGCCTGGGGGCATCTTGGCCCGGAGGTGCGTACCCGCGCCGCTTCTGCTGAGGGTAACTACGAATCCGAGGATGTCTTTGAGGGCGAAGAACCGCGAATTGAACCGGACATGATTGACGGGGAAATAATTGAACAAGCGGTCAGAAAACTTCCAGAAAAATATCGCAAAGTTCTAAAAGCACGTTTTATAATGTATCCGTACCACCTACAACATACCGTGGCGCAAAGACTGCGGATGTCGGTGGACAGGCTCGAAAGTGAACTACAAAACGCGAAGAGGAGATTAACAAGTGAACTCGAAAGAGATCGTCCAAGGCACGCCAGAGTGGCATCAGGCCAGGTTGGGATGTGCGACAGCATCACGGGCTAATGACTTCTGTGCTGCTGAAACAACGGCGGCTTACCAAAATCTACTGTGGCAACTGGTAGCGGAGAGGGAAACCCAGACCGTTGAAGAAAGTTACACAAGCGCAGATATGCAGCGGGGAACCGAAATGGAACCCATCGCCCGCGCCGCATACGAAGCCCACACCGGGACTTTTGTCACCCAGACAGGCTTCTGGCTTCACCCCGAAATCCCGTACTTTGGCGCTTCTCCTGATGGACTGGTCGGAGATGGCGGGCTTATCGAAATCAAGTGCCCCAAAACCCCAAACCATCTCCGCTACAGAAACGAAGGAAAAGTTCCCACGCAATACAAGCGACAGATGATCTGCCAACTGCTGTGTACCGGCAGGAAATGGGTGGACTTTGTAAGTTTTGACAACAGGGTTCGGGACTCTAAACAGCTCTTTATTGTGCGGTTTGAACCCAAGCAATCCGAGTTAGACGAAATGCTAGAGAAGGTTCAGGCTTTCTTGGCTAACGTAGAAAAGGAGATGCAATGAACTGGACTGTATTTGTGGTGGATTGGGAATCTCTGGGGCCACTGAAGTTTTGGCTGTTTATCATGGCCGTAATGCTTTTATCGGGGTGGCTTGAATGGCGTCGTGGCTAATAGCGGGGATCGGAATTGTTTATCTTATTGTCGCGGTGGATTTGTTTAGGGTTCACAATTGGGGCCTGGGCATTGCTTTTTTGGGCTATAGCCTAGGGAATGTGGGGTTGTATATCGCTGCCAAAGGAGGGCAACAATGACGCAGACGGAATGGGTGCTAAAGGAGGGTAAGCGAAAGTGGATTACACCGCTCGATGCTTACTTGGGGTGTAGGTGCTTGCGGCTGGCCGCGAGGATCAAGGACTTAAAGAATATGGGCTACATTGTAGCTACAAAAACGGTCCACAAGGACGGGAAACATTTTGCGGCTTATCGCGTGAAGGAGAAGAAACATGGCTGATTATTCCAATTCTGGAATACTTTTTAAGAACGAATCGCCCAACGAAAAGGCTCCGGCTTACAAGGGCAAGATCAACGTGGATGGGAAGGAATTTGAACTTGCTGCCTGGGTAAGGGAAGGCAAAAGCGGTAAGTTTCTAAGCCTGAAGGTGCAAGAACCGAGGGAGAAGAAACCCAAGCCCGAGCCGACGTTTGACGACGTTCCAGACGATCTGCCATTCTAATGAAAGATACCAGCCAAAGAGACAAGCCCAACCAATTTGTTTACAAAGGCAAGTTATATAAGAATGTTTCGCGTTACAAAGTGGTGGGTTTAACGGGGTCTAGAAACGAGTGCCCAACCTGTGACGAACTCTTTAATTCAATTCGTGCCTTTGAAGCCCACAGGGTAGGCCAAATAGGGGTTGATAGGCGTTGCCTAGGGGTAGAGGGTATGCTGGCTAAAGGAATGGCTAAAAATGCCGCCGGATTTTGGGTATCAATACCTTACAAGGAGTGGGAATGAGTGTCTTACATTCTATTTCTGACCGTGAATTGAAAAACTTTATTAAGTTTGGCGAAAAAAACATTGTTGAAGTTGGATTGGTATTTGGTGATTGTTGGGCTACCAAAGCAATTGAAATAGCTAAAGCCCTGCGTGACCGACTAGCCAAGCCTGAGCGTGAATGGGTTGGCCTTACGGATGAGGAAATCCTCTCCGATGACACTATGCGCTACTACTACGGCTTGAATGGTGGTGCAGGCCCAGTGTCTCAAAAAGGCAAGAAGGTCATTTCAGCCATCGAAGCCAAACTAAAGGAGAAGAACTCGTGAGCATTTTTTATGACGTAGACGCCTTTATGAAGGCAGCGGGACACGGGCCTGATCCCAAGAAGGTTTCGCTTTACTTGGACTTGGTGCGGGAAGAGACCGGGGAGTTGGAGCAGGCGATGTCGGACTACCACGCCGCTGAGAATTTGCAAGACGAGCAGCTTGCCAAAGCGGATGCCCTTGATGCCATCTGTGACACCATTTGGGTATTGATAGGTTTAGCAAGAGTAATGGATTTGCCCGTCGATCAGGGGTGGGATGCGGTCACCATCACAAACTTAAGAAAAGTCGATCCCGAGCTGGGGACTGTGTTGCGGGACGACCACGGAAAAATTAAGAAGCCTCCGGGATGGCGTCCACCGGATATGTTGAGGATTATCCAGAACTACGATAAGCGTGGATAAGGACTTTGTAAGGCGACTGTTTATCTACAAGCGGGGAGTGTTGTTTTGGCGCAACAGGCCCCCCGAGGACTTTAAGCGGGTCAATGCTTACAAGATGTGGAATAAGCGGTATGCAGGCAAGCCAGCCGGATCTGTGGGGGGAAAGGGATACATCCGCATAGCGATTTATAAAAAGTATTATATGGCCCACCGACTTGTATGGCTTTACCATCATGGGGTTTTTCCCGAGATGATTGACCACAAGAATGGCAAGAAGGCCGATAACCGCATTTCCAATCTAAGGGCCGTAATTTGCTCTCAGAACCTTTGGAACGCAAAAAGGTATCAGAGTACCAAGACCAACATAAAAGGCGTCTACGAGCGGAAAAAAGGGGTTTACGAGGCACACGTTTGCGCGAATGGCAAAAGAACTTATCTCGGCAGGTTTACTTCTAAGAAAGCTGCGGCAGGAGCGGTCCGAGCAGCAAGAGAGCTTCTTCACGGAGAATACGCCCGACACGGGTGAGTTTCGGGCAACCAAGGAAGAAATCTTACAAGCAATGATGTCCCAGCACGAGGCAAAGATAGAGGGGCTGGCCCGTCATGTGCTGAAGATGAAAACCAAGACCCAGAGAAGGAAGTGGCTAGAGGAGTTTGAGCTTAAGAACGGGCCGGAACTGACCTACGAGCTTAAAGATAGGATCTTGGAGTTAGCCAAGGAAGAGCGCGACCTCAGCCTTGCGCCGCCGGACCAGTCCCGGTAACTCCTTGCCGCCGCCCTTTGTGTAGACTAAAAAGCCCTCAGCAATGCTATCCAGGGGTTCATCTCGTAGGATGCGCTGGCGTAGTGTAGAGCGTTGAAATCCCCCGACACCGATGTTGTAGCTAAGAGCGACACAAGCGTCAAATAAGCCTTGACGCCCAGTAAGATTGGGAGCAAGTCGAAGAACACCACGCTCAAAACTAACGAGGAGATTTTTGAAGCGTTCTTCAATCTCCGACTTGGACCAGGTACGGTTGTCTGCATCTCGTAACGGATATTCCTTGCGAATCAAGCCAGTATAACCATCCTTACGGACCATCGGCAGGCGAATTTGGTCTTGGTAGAGCACCTCGCCAAAACCGCACGTCCATAGGTGGGCTGGGCACAAATATGGGCGATCACGATACCCCTCGAACTGGTGCATCAGGTGGATGCCTTTCTCAGACGTTCTCACTTCTTAGACCAGCCCCGTGATCCAAACCAAAACCCAATAATACCGCCAAGCATTGCCATTTCGTCCTCGGAGAAGATCAGGTCAGTAGCGGCGATAAACTGGTCTACGGTCAGGGTTCCAAGTCCTTGCTTAAACAGCAGGAAGTAAACCAGGCCCATGTTGATAAGGACCAGTTCCAACACAAAGATGTAGGTCACGGTAGGACGGACGGTAGCCACATAGTTGACCGCCCACTTGCTTGCCTTGTCCATGATCTTTTTGTCATGGTCGAGCGCGGCGTTTTGCATTTGGGCTTCCGACTGCATGGCGATCTGGTCTGTTCGGATCTCCTCGATCTTAGCCTGGGCCGCAAAACCTTGAGCCGCCATCTGCAACTGCATTTCGTTTTGCAGTCTGGCAAGGGCTAACTCGTGGGATTGGTCAGATTTGTTTTGAAAAAAGTCTAAGACTTTCGGTAAGCCAGAGATGAGCAGCCCGCCAAGGGTAGACAGTAATGACAGCATTAAATAGCTCCTGTTGCTTTGAGAATTCCATAAACGATTGCAGAAACGAGGATAATCCCGCTCCACTCTCGTCGTGCTTGCATACGGTTGCGGTAGAACTCATCGTTCAACTCCCGATGATCTTTGCGTAATTGATTGATGAGGGATTTGACTTCGGATACAGCAGAGCGGCCAAACTCGCGTTCAACCTGCCGGTACATTTCCTGCTCTGCTTCTCGGATTTGACGGATGATGCGATATTCGTCTATCGCCTCCATCCACACCATGTCGCCGCGCCGCATCATTTGTTGCTGCTTGCGTTTCCACGCTACTCGGGCTTTGGCTTCTTCGTCTAGGAAGGTGTTGACCTCCCTAGCGGTTTCTTTTATCTCACGCCCGACCTTGACTGCTTCTTTTATTCCGCTTAATGCGGCCCGTGTGGTCTCAATCGGGTCGCTCATTATTTATTCTCCCGTAACTGACTCTCCTCTGAAGTATGCTACCCCATCGATAACTTCACAGAGTTCTGGTGGTAATAGTTTTCCGTGTTTGAATGTAAGAACTGCAAATCCTGAGCACCAGTTGACAGGATTGCCCTCTGTGTAAACGAACTGCTCGCCGTAAGGTTCTGCAAGCGTTCCCGTGTCTACACCGTATCTACGGCCCGTATAGTCAGAGTAGGGGGTTACTTGTAGTTTGTGCAGGTGACCTGTAACTAGGGTCTTGCCTGCTTTTAGTGCGTTGTTGTAAGTCGCGTGGACACCGTTATGCCAACGATGCTTGACTATGACTTCGTTGTTTATGTCTACTCGCCAACCCGTGTGCCAGCCTGGAAAGTATGAGAAGAGGTCTGGGAAGTCGGAGAGTTCAGTAGCGTTGATAGCAATATAGCGGTGCAGCCGGACATCGTGATTGCCAAAAGTCCACAAGCAACGAGCGTTCTTACTAGCGTTACGAATCTCATCTAGACGGTCCTGGCAGGCTTCAATCTCTTGCTTGGGGGTCGGAGGGTTGGTTCCCATGAGAGGCTCGTGTCGTGAGATACGAGAGCCGTCAAACACATCCCCGTTTAGGATGATTGTTTGTGGCTTGAACTCTTTTAGTAAGGTGGTAAATGCTTTGTGGGCAACGGTGACTTCGTTGGGCCAGTAGTGACAGTCTGAGGCTATGAACACATGACCACTCTCTACCTGATGCTCAATGATCCGTTTGTTCTCGGGGATGATTGTCTTTACAACCGAGTCCTGAGTAGCGTTGAAACTAGGAAGGCTTATCCCGTAACGCTTTTGGATAATGTCGCGTCTTTTGTAGACGTTGGTGACATCCATGCCCAACTCTTTAGCCGCGTGAGCTGGACTGCCGAGTCTTTTTAGAGCCTCAATTATTGACTCATCCGATACTTTTTTTCCTGCCACGAACACCCCCCAAGCGCATTTGGTCTACGGGTTCATGGGAACTGGTGTCGTACTGACAAGCAAGTTTTACTGCCTCGGCAGGAGATAGACCTAAGTGCATCCCCGCTATGGCGAAATTTGCTCCGGTTCCTATGGCCCAAAAATCGTTCTTAATACGCGCCGGGATGATGGTCCCCTCATAGATCCACAGGCCATCAGCTCGAAGCTCAAGAACGGTCACGTCCATATCGGAGTCCAGTTCTCCACCGGACTCCAATACTTGTAGCATTTTCAAGCATTTATCCCAATCTCCGCAAGCCCCGTATATAGAACCCTTGCCAAGTCTCAGTTTTTGCACGAGATAAAAGGAATCATCGCCGCTGACCATGCTATCTGCGGCAATTTCTCCCGTAGAAGCGCGAGCAGCGATGGTGGTCATTTCTTACGCTTTAGCCAGCTCTGAATCGTCTGCAATTCGTATATACGAAAACCCGTCCAGATAATCGTAAAA